TTGATGCGAATCCAACAACTCCTCCAAGCGCAACAGCGATTCATGGAAGAGAAGCGTGTCACCCCTACCTTCAACGGTGTCAAGGGTGTACCGGGTGTTGAAGCAGGTTTCATCGTTGCTACTTACAACGGTGTTCCAATCATTCCATCCAAGGACGTTGAGCCTGACACCATCAGTCGTATGTACTTCTTGGACACTGATTACCTACACTTTAGTGTCGCAAAGCCAACTCAATACTTTGAGTCAGGTATCGAAACTGGAGACCCATTCGCCATTAACCGCCTCGGTCAAGAGGGACTTTACCGAACTATGGGTGAAGTATGGACAACTTTCTTTGGAGGTCACGGTTCAATCCGAGACTTGAAGTGAGGATAATGGAGATAACAAACACAGGAGATGAAAAATATGGCAGTAACATTAACAGCAGACATAGCAGGCGGAGAAACGGCAATCTTTACCAACACCTTTGAACTGGATTTGTACGCAGGTACACAGGTTGACGACACAGCATGGCTCGACGGCGGTGCAGCAGCAGGGTCCTACCCCGGTGCTCTCGACGGCTTCCAAGCGAAGAACACCAACACAACGAACGCAACAGCGGGGCTCAAGTTGGTCACTGGAACTTTGACAACCATCACAACTGGTGACACCTTGACGGCTGGCGGAGATGCGAGCAAAGTAATTGCAGTAATTATTGGAGACACAGCGGATGCTGCTGATGCAGTAACAGCAACAGTTGCAAACGGTGTCGTGACCTTTACAGTCGTTGGTGGACCAACGGCTACTGTAACAACCATGTGGGCTATCGTGGCTTGAGGTGTTTCTTCTTGCCTACAATAACCTCACTCGGTCCTTACTACGAACGTAGGGTACCCGGTATGAAGCGAGTCTATGCCCTTCGTGGAACTCCTATGGAAGTTTCGCAAGAGTGGCTCGATGCAAACCGTTGTAGTCTTATGAACAACAAGTGGTGGAGAATCGACGGAGACACAGGTATCACAGTCGACGCAGGCAACGATGGAATTCCCGACTCAGGTTGGACTAAGAAGGACATCACTGCATGGCTTGAGGAACGTGGAGAAACAGTTGGCGGATATGCGACCAAGTCCAAACTACTGGGCATGGTCGACCTAATCCTCAACCCTCCCGCCCCTGAGCCAGTCGTCGAAGAACCCGTGGCCGAAGAACCAGTGGCAGAAGAAACAGAAACAACAGGAGATGAACAATAATGGCAGTAACAATTGACCCACGACCAACATACTTTGGAGACCGCATGGTAGTCACAGGCAGTACAGACGGTGCAGAAGCAATAGACCTCAGCAGTCTGTTGGCATCAATCGACGGTGCTATGGTAAACAACATCGGTGCAGCAGCCCCAGTTCCAACATCAGGAATCAATGGCACTACACTAAACGTAGGTGGCGCCTGTACCTTTGTGGCAATCGGTCGACGCTCGTGAGGTGAACCCTCATGGTGAAGACGACCACAGTCTTAGGACCGTACGCACCGAAGGACTTTCAGGACACGTCGACAATGTCGACTACCCTGACGACCGCTGTCGCAGCAGCAGGCGGCTCAAACACGATTGTAAGCGCTGACCCCATCGTTATCTTAGGAAACATTTTTCTGATTGTCACCACGAACTGAGGGTGATACGATGGATGCAGCAACACTCGGACTCGACGAAATCGAGCGACTTGAGAAGCGTGGCGTGCGACTGGCCGAGTCCTACGGGGCAGGTAGCGTCTTCAATCAAGAGAAACCTCTTGAGGGCGTAGTCAGCAAACAACGCATACGTAACCGTAAGGCAGGCGACGTTCTGAACATCGGCTCAGGCACACGGTGCAAATCGTGTGGTATGCTTTACTTCTGTTGGGTCGACAACTGTCGAACGTGCGGAACAAAGATGGACTTTAACTTAGGAACAACGGAGGAATGAACATGTGGATAGGTATACGCAAGGCTCCTGATGACCCCAACATGGATGCATTGAGACAGCAACTAAAGCGTCTCATGCAAGGTAGCAAGGCTACAGACATGCAACAACGAATCCAGCACATGCTAAGCATGGGTATGGGGCAAGGGGAAGCCGAAAACTTGGCTCAAAAGTACGAAGAACATCTTGAGAAGCCGATTCAGGCTCGTATAGAAGAGTTGCGTGAACGTAATCCTGAGATGGACGAAGGTCGACTTCGGCGAATCGCTGAAAAAGAAATCATGACACCCGGCAGTCCAATGCGTGTAGCAGCACCTAAGGAAGCCCCTCAAGAATCTGAAAAGATTGGCGAGCAAGCACAACGCCCGTCTCTTGGACGAGGACAGGCCCCTGCTCCACGTGGTGAGTTCCTACAGCCTCTTCGTGAGGGTGAAGACGAACGTCGCAAAAAGACTGTACAACTGGGCACAGAAAGTGGATTTGGTGGTCTTGGCAAGGAAACTATACTACACGACCCGACAGGTCGACACCCGTTGTTCTACGGCAGTCCACGCAAGTTGCAAGATGCACAAGCAAAGCATCAGCAAGCATCACAGATGGCTGAGCGATTACAACCGCAAGTTGATAGACTACACAATCTTTCTTTGCAATTTTCACGTGGTGAAGGAGCAGACCCAAGGTTACTTATGGAACTGGGTCAAGAATTGCAACCCCATCTTGGTGACATGAAGGCATCATCAATTCGATTACGTGCCCCTGCTAATGATGACGGGACATTTGTCGAACTTGACAGATTTGACCAAAACGCAGTTGATGGAATGATTCCTGAGTTGATGAAGGCAGGTATGAATGAACTTGAAGCCGAGACACAAGCCCGAACTATGCTTGCGAATGAACGAGCACAACAAGCACAATTGTTTGAACGAGCCTCAAAGGGTCAAGTAAGTCCTGAGAACCTCGGTGCAGTTGCACAAGTTCTTGACGAAAAGCGATTTGCATTGTTGAATGAACTTCAACCTCATACACAACGCATGCAGGAAGCAAAAGCCGAGATGGAAAAGCACGGACCGCAATCTCACATGAGTCTTGAGAAGTATCTCGGTCGAATGTTAAGTGGAGCATCAGCGGGTGCTCGTGACATGCAATTCGGCGGACAGGGACGAAAGGGTGGAGTCGGATTGGCTGACTTCCAACAGAAAATCTTAGGACAAGACGCTGCTGACGTTGGTCGAGGAGCAGGTGCTCAGCAAGAAATGATTGACCGAATGTTTGAACTTCATCAAAACGACCCGTTGAATCTAAGCAGCAACGTGTTGAGCCATTTGCAAAATGAAGGACTGTCCATTGATTTGGGCCGTAGCCCAAGCATGGCGAACCTTGACATTAGTGCTGAAATGGACGACAAGAAGCGTGGTCTTGAAGCAATGATGCAGGCTGCTCAGAAGCGAGACGAGGCTTTGGAACAAGAGCGAAAGCAATTGATTGGTAATCCTACCCCTGAAAACATTCAACGTATGATTGAAATTGACCAACAACGGCAACAATATGATTCTGATATTCGTCGTATGTCTCGTGAATTAGCAACAGGTCACATGTCAGCCATGACGCCTGAGATTCTTGCCGAGCGTGTGTTCGGACAAGGTCGAGATATGAGTAAAGACCCTACAGTCGTTCGACCCCGACAAGGTGAAGATGGTATGGACATGCGAATGGAGAATGCCCTCAATAATCTCATCTCACGACTTGGGCTTGAAGAAACACCTGAGGGTGAAAGCGACGGTGAGAGAGCAATGCGTGAGCAACAAGTTGTGGGCGCACGAAAACAATTCAGGGATTTAATTCAACAAGGGATGTCACTCGATGAAGTCACCGAACAAGTTCGACAGACTGTCGAAGACAGCAAGACTCGATTCGCAGGCGAAGCGGCTCCGTACGGGACTCTTTCAGTTCTACAACCCGGACAAGGACTTGACACAGGTAAAGTCCGACAAGACTTCCCACACGCTCCACAGGGCGAAGATTACACACTCGACAATTCAGATGCACCCCCAGTCGAAACTCCTGATAAACCGAGTTGGATGGATTCGCAGAAACAAGGGGCACGTGACAGAAGACGATTTGGTGACCCCTTTGGTTCATTTGGTATGCAAGTTCCTGAGAAGGAGGATGACGAAGAGGACGATGATATTCAAACAGGATTCCCGATGTACATTGGAGACGTGCTCATGAAGTCGGTTCAAAACCGTCTTTGGTGGCAAGGTCTATGACGGAGAACTATCTGTGGGAGATGAGGGGATGACGCATGCCAGTAGTATTCTCACCCGGTGAAGCGGAAACACGCCCTCTCAACCCCGAAGAAATCGTTTACACGACTGCACAGAAAGTCGCTGATTTGCTTGGTATTGGACCGCAAGAAGCCGTCCTGATGTCAGCGAGTGCGGAAGCAAACGCAGTCTTTGTCACTGGTGCTGACTACAGAAACACTGGCTTTTCAGTTGGCGACATCATACTCATTTACAGTGATGCTGACCCAATGGGCGTCGAACAGACAATTACTGCAATCACATCGACTGCAAGTGGGGTAAAACTGGCCTTTTCGTCAGCAATCAACCCCGGCTTGTATGAAACAGCGGACAACGGCTATGTTCAGAACACTGCCTCCTTTACCAATGGTAAGACACGAGGCGTCACAAAATCACACGTCGAGCAACGTATCAAAGAGATACAAGACCGCATCGACAACGTCACACACAACGCATGGCGTCCGAGCCTTGTCATTGCTGAGTACATCAACTTCGATACCTACAAGCCCTACCGTCGACGATACTACGTCGATTACGTCGGCAGCACGCCACTGTTGTTCCGCAACGTGCAACAGATGCTTCGCATCGAACTGTGGCAGGGCGACGACTACCGTGAGATATGCAGTGCTGAGGCACGTGTTGAAATCGCTGACTACACTGCATTGAGTGGCAAACGAATCGCCGTTTCGCCCGGAGGCGGAGGCTTCGGTCAATTGGTTGTAGGAACGGGAACTACAAATTGGGATGACCGCTTTGACAAAGTATCAACAGCACAAAGTCTTGCCGACCTTATTAACAAAGAGGACCGGACGAATCGCAGTGCTATACCGCTAACTGAAACACAAGAAGGAGGTTCAAAGCAACACGATATTGACGGTGCAGCATTCACGTTGCCCGTAGCAGGTGGCACGCAATCTGTCAACGTCAACAATGAATTTTTGGCAACTGCCAATTCCGATTATGGTAACGGCAAATTGAAGATTACAAGCATGCGTCAAACCAAAGGTGGCGAATCCGCTACAATTGCTACAGACGCTACAACAGGCATTTCAATCA